TAAATCTAGACCACCACCTTGTTGTGTTAATCTAATATATACGTCTCCGTCTACTGCTGCTGTTGGTGCAAAGTTAGCAAATGAGAAAGCAGGCGAACCTGAATCACCTAATAGAACCCAGTTCACGCCCACTTTTACATGATATGTGATACGTGCTGTAGACGTTACAACTGCAAAATCACCTGTTGAACCAAATGTATTTGAAGGTGATGCATAACCTGATGCGTTGATGTCTTCTACATTGCCTGAGCCTGGTTCATCGTTTAGAATTGCTGGGTTTGCTGGTACCCATGCTCCTGAAACATGTTTGAATAGACCATATACAGATGAATCTGTATCATGCCAATATGTTCCACCTGCGATAATACCTGCTGGTTTATTTGATGTTGCTTCTAGTTGTGATAGATCGATATCTGCACGAATAACATAAGCGTTATTTGACACGCCTAGATACTGATATGCTGCTAATAGACCATATTCACTTGTTTCTGATCCTTGCACAACTGAACCACCTACTTCATAAAACTTTGGTTCACCAAAAGTCTCTACTAGTTCACGCTGTGAAGAAACAAGATATGCAACGCCAGCGTTAGCTGGAATTGTGCCGGCTGCGATTGCTGAGCCTGATGCATCTGTTTTGTTTGCCGCTGTTGCTACTACAACTAGCGGTAGGGTACCTTGGGTTGCTGCCGCGTACTGTGACTCGTCAACTACCATTACTGATACGCCTGGGGATACTAATGTCGCCATCCTTGTTCTCCTTGTTTGAATATACGAATTGCTAGTAGTATTTATGAAAAAACGAGGATAATAGCTGTTTTTGAATTAACTACATAGATAATGTTTTCTCAACCTGACTATACAATTTTTCTAATGACGAATTATTGTAAATAATATTCTCAAACTTATCATTGCTATCTATCCACTTCCATTCTGAGGGGTGAATGTCATGATTTTTCATAAGTTCTGAGTCTGTATTATTATCTAAGACAGCATTTCCCCACCATTCAGGTAGATCGCCTCTGCGAACTTGCCAGACTTCGCCTGAAAGTTCTTTAATCATATTCATTTCATTGGGAAATCTTACGTCAGGTATGACATACTTTAAATGGGGATTATCAATCATTTGTTTCTTAACAAGACTGACCCATATACTATCATCAAATCCATTGCGCATACAGTCAGTGCCAAACTCTTGTAGAACTAATCTGGGAGTAATTTCTCTTCCAGTCTCTTTAGTCCAATAGGGATCAACTTTTTCACGCCATATACGACTAATATCAGTATCACCTTCAAGCATAGAACGATCCCATCCATATACTGCGGCTACACCATCTTTAAGTTTATCTGCAAATGATATCTTTTGAAACCCATGATATTCTACAAGAATATCTGCTACAGTTCCTTTGCCTGAACCTATAAGTCCACATATACCAATAATCATAATATACTCTTTCGTAAGTTGAAATTGATTATAGCATGATATAAATGATTTGTCAAGCAAAAAGAGCGCCGAAGCGCCCTTTTATTATAATCCTAGAATACCAAACAGGTTAAACCAACCCATTGTAGTTCCTATGAATACTGGTAATCCAATCATTGTAAGTGCAATAATAGCAAATGCTAGTCCTGCACCTTTGTTATGATATGGTTCATTTGTGTTACTCATGTTCTGTTTCCTCTAAGTGCAAAATACATTCCGCCTACCCATAGTAGGACGTGGAAGTGATCATATAGTATAACGTCTGTGAAACTTTCAGGCTCGCCTGTCCATATAACACCGGTCATAATACTAGCAATAGTAATCCCACTAAAGCGTGTAATTATATCACCTAACTCATTCCAATATTTCTGTAGTCCAATAATACCGCCAGCTAATAGTCCGACAGCGGCACCTAATTCTCCTAGTACGACAACTGACCACACCAATAGCGTTAATTCTACTGGCGAGTCGTTTATATCGATTGGCCACTTGTCCATGCCTTGCTGTAAGAATACAACAATTAATGGAATGCGTAACAACCAATGGGTCATACAAAACTCTGGGATCTTGTTTACAAAGTTTTTAAACATAAATTATAGCTCTTCTAAAAGTGCCTTTAGTTTTTTCTTTGACTTGCCTTTTACTTTGGCTTTTGAAATATCATTATCTCCATCACCTACAACTACAATGGCAATCATACCCATTGACTTGTGCGGTGAACACTGGTACAAATATACGCCCGGTGTGTCAAATGTCATTTCGACTTCTTTGTTTAGTTTTGATTTCTTCGGTGCTTTCCAACCATCTGGTCCTGCAATGAATTCTACATTGTGACCTTTTGATGTTGGTACCCAAGTAATAGTGTCACCTACATCAATACGTGTAATATCTTCTGAATACACCATCTTAGCACCATCGTCACGCTTGTTCAACATTTCTACTGTTGTGTCTTCTGCGTATGCATTCGTTGCAAATAATGCAACGATTCCTGCAATGATTAAATTTTTCATATATTTTCCTCTATTATATATTTTAAAGTAGTACTACTACTTATATCTAATATAAGTCTTTTTTTGAAAAATTCAAGAGATTCAACTGCGATATTTTGTAGCAGTTATCCGATAACGAACCCTAGTGGCGCTGATCCATCTACATGTACTGTTAAATCGAATTCTAATTTTTCGATCAACGCATCTGCTTCTGCTTTCATTTCTGCACCGTTTAGTGTTACACCACCTTGTGCACCTGGTAACGCTGAAAACTTACCACGTGCTTCACCTAACATACGCTTGCAATATGCTAATGCATAATCACGTAACCAAGATTTAAGATATGGATCAACAAACAACTGATCTTCATTACGCTCTAAGTAAACATGTAAAAGAACAGTTTCATCTGCTCTTATTTTTCTTAAAATTTTCAGTTTCTTTGTTACTGGATTCCAAATATATTGAATTTCAGTTGCAGCAATTTTGTTTAGAGTTTCACGGTATTGTGAAAACATTTCGTATGTTGCAATGCCGCCAATGTGATTGTTCATAAAGAAATATGAATTTGCATATGCTAATTCAAATGGATCCATATCAACACCACCAGATATACCATGACCGAATGAACGATTCCAAATCTGTTTAACTTCCATAATCTCTTCTGGAAGAGAATACTCTGCTACATCTGCTTTTAGTTCGATAGCATAGAAATCTTCTTCTACTGAATTATCTGAACGTTGTCTGATCTTTGAAATAGCAACATCAAGTGCTACATCATAATGTTCTGGATCTAATTCTATGTCAATCATACCGTCACCTAGTAACAGTCTGATGTCTTTGATTACGTCATTTCTGACTTTATTGCGATTTTTAGGCATTGGTAAATCTCCGTTATACAGTATTTATCATTTATACCTTAAATGGAAAACCCACGCTTATTAAGCGTGGGTCAATAGTATTTGCAACTATTATGAATTATTCGTCGGCGAAACCTCGAATTTGTGGTAATGTTGTTTCCATATATTTTTTCATTTCATCATAATATGAAAGTACATCAGTTTCATTGTTTGCAACATATGATCTTGCCGCTTCAATATCTGTACTTGAAACTTTTTCATATGAATACTCTACGCCGTGATTTGCTGATACCCACTCTCTAAAGTCTGCAACAGCTACCATATATGTGTCATATTGTCTTTGATTCATAAATTCAAGTGTAACTGCTTGTGTATCTTCAACCTTATTATGGATTTTAGCATTTGCGAAAATGAATTCTTTTGCAACTTTAGATTTTTTAGAATCTGTTTCAGCAATGTGTTGATCTAGCATATAACGCTGATGTCCTATAACATCACCTGTATTTGGTGCTGTAATTTCCATGTAATAGAACGTTTTAATTGTATTTGTCATTATGTGTTCTCCCGGGATAATGAGTTAATGTCGGACCGTCGTCCTAACAATACTATTTATCAAAAAACACGTAATATCAAAGTTTGATCATTAAAGCGACCATTCATTTTTGTCTCTACACTATTGACACTTTCAAACTCTTTTTGCAAAGCACGTTTACTAACTTTCTTAAATTTAGAAACTTGTTCTGCTGGTTTGCGCATTGTCTTTTGTACACTCTTACTTTCATCGAATCCAATTAAAGTTGTTCCTTTGAATGAAAGACTACTATGAGCATCTGGATAGTAGATACCAAGTTTACGTGTCTTAACGTTATAAGTCATAATCGCCGCTGCATCTAAACAATCTATTGGCTTGATAGACACACTTGTAGTTGCCTGATCTTGCTTTGCATATTTAACTTTAGCAACGATCTTGTCTTTACTCTGTGGTTTCTTTTTACGAGGAGTACGATTAACTTTACTCTCTAACATAATCATATCACATGCATCTAAGATACTTCTGTACAATTCATGTACAGCTTTAATCTGTGGCTTCTTTAGATGTGCATATCCTTCTTTGAGTTGTTCGTAATCATCTTTCTTAGCTTCATTCATACGCTTAGGAGGATTAAGCAATTCATCATATTCTTTGAATTCTAATTCATAAAATGATTTAATGAACTTTGCATGATTTCCTTTAGCTTCAACTTTACGTAGCATTTTAACAGCATCAAACTTTTTAAGAGTTGCAGGCTTATAATCAAAATCATCTACAAAACTATCAATTTCAGTTGCCATTTCTGCTGCTTTATCACGTAGCAATTGTTGAATACTAGGACGAGGAATATCTTTCTTCTTTTCTTCTACTCGCTTTTCATGTTTGATTGTAAGTCCACGTTCTATGATTTCTGCAATTTTATTTTTAACATACACATCAGCATCCATCATGCTATTTGACGCAACGCCCGGTAATGTCTCTAAGTATGCAGGTGTATCTTTATGATTAACAGGCATACCTTTAGCTAATGACCGACAGTATGCACTAACAATGATTGGTATCCAACTATCAGGTACTGCTTTCACTGCGGCTATTTGTTCTTTAGTATACTCATTATCTTTCATCCAAGTAATTGCCCAAGGTTTTCCATCTTTTGGAGTAAAGAAATAATTATAGTAAAATCCTGCACGACACCGTTCTCTGTAATACTCTTCGCCTGTCATGTCTTCAGCATAAGTCCAGTCTGGTTCTGGACCTGTATATTTTTCATCTACGAATTTTGGGGTACGTGGAGCTTTATTTTTCTTAACGACTTTTGCTCTACTCATTTTTCTCTTTGTTGCCACGGCTGTTAGCCCTCCTATAGAATCTTATTTACGAATCATCATACACTATCTGCAGGAAATGTCAAGTTTTATTTACTTTTTAACAAAATCTGTGTTTGTATCTAGTTCTTTAACTCTTGGTATAATGTCTGATTTTAGTGCATTTATAAGCAATGCACTGCGATATTCTGTTGATTTATTTGGCATTGTGCTATGTAATGTACGACTATCATACATCAATACATCGCCAGGATTAGCTAAAAATTGCTGTCCTTCTGATAGTAATCTCTCGTTGTAATCCTCACGATTGTCTTCTAAATCTTTATAATCGATTCGTTCTAAACTTGATCCTGGCAGATAAGCGGTGCCGCCATTTTCTAATGTGAATGTATCAAGTGGGATAATGATTTGAACTCCTAAGCATTCTTCGACATGTGCAAATTCATCAAAACGATACGGGGTATCGATATGAGCATAAACTTTATTTGATGATGGTCGAGTTGTAATGCAATCAACTACATGAATGTCCCATTTATTACCATCGAATAATCTATCTACAGTTCCTTTTAATCTCCAAACAATAGGTTCCCACATTTCTCTAGGAGGCTGAGTAGTCCACCATACATTATACTCTCGTTCGCCATCGTGTTCTCCATAATAATTGCCGTCTACTGCATTACCACGATGATATCTTTCTGGGTTAGTAGCCCACATTTTAAATTGTGCGATAGTTATTGGGTCAATAACATCACGCAATACAATTGTTCCGTCTGTTGTCATGATTCTTCTCCATACATTATCTATACTATATGATAAATACAGTATAAAGTCAAGGAAAAAAACGATGCCAAGATTAAGTTTATGGAACCCACGTAAGGGTAATGATTACAAGTTCATCGACAAGATGGTTAAAGCACATTTTGAACATGGTGGTACATCATTGCTAGTACACAAATATATCGGCTCTGTCGATGAGAACGATCCTAACTACGATCCAGCTAATCCACCAATTCAGGATTTGCTGTTTATGGAGAATCGTGATAGAAAATATGAAACAACTGTATTTGAATTAAGAGGTGCATATACTGTAAGTGACCAAGATTTTGATTTGTCGCAGTTCGGTATGTTCTTAGGTTCAGACCAAAATGTATTCTCAGTACATATCAACGATATGGTAGAACGTATTGGAAGAAAACTAATGACAGGAGATGTTATAGAACTTCCTCATATGCGTGATGACTTGCTACTAGATGAAGAAGCATCCGCAGTAAATCAGTATTGGGTAGTACAAGAAGGTTCAAAAGCAAGTGAAGGTTTTGATCCAGGATGGTGGCCACACATTTGGCGTATTCGTTGTAAGCAACTACAAGACTCACAAGAGTACTCAGATATTTTTGGTACTGGTGAGGAAGCAGATGACTTGAAGAATCTACTATCGACATATAATAAAGAACTTCAAATCAATGATGCGATTGTTGATGAAGCACAAGAAAATGTACCCGGAAAGTATTATGATTATAGAAAGAATAATTTACAATATGCAGTACAAGGTGATCACCCAGACGATATAGATTATGCTACTGTAGCTAGTGGAAATACATTCCCAGAAGATCCTGACGAAAACGCATATTTCTTACGTGCTGACTATACACCAGCAAGACTATTTCAATATAGAGACAACAAGTGGTTCAAGATCGAAGACGATGACGGTGCATGGGAAGTTGGACATAAATTACATCATCAATTTATCAATAACGATGGTGTATCAATACTTGATGACGGAACAACAATTAACTCACGTGTAAATCTTTCTAAAGCAGTGAAACCTAAGGTAGATGAATAATGAGTGATACAAGACAAATGCATTTTTACGATGAGCAAATTAGAAGATATATTCTTCAGTTCATTCGTATGTTTAGTGGCTTTTCTGTAAAGACAGGAAAGAAAATGAATGACGGTGTAAGTGATTATTACATTCGAGTACCAGCAAGATACGGAGATATCTCTCGTATGGCAGCCACTGTAGTTAAAGGCAATTCTGAAAACATTGTCAACTCAACTCCATTTATTGCATGTTGGGTTCAGAGTTTTCAACCTGATAGATCAAGAGTACAAGAACCGTTCTTCTCAGATAGTGTAAGTGTAAATGAAAGACAATGGGATCCAGTTTCTGGAAAGTACACAAACGAACAAGGTAACAAATACAGTGTGGGTAGACTTATGCCAGTTCCGTATCTACTGAACATGCAAGTTGATGTTTGGACATCAAACACTGATCAGAAATTACAGTTATTAGAACAGATGTTAGTTCTATTCAATCCAGCACTTGAGATACAACAAAATGATAATCCAATCGATTGGACTACTATTACAACGGTAGAACTTACAGACATTCAATGGTCTAGTAGAGGAATACCAGCTGGCATCGAAGATCAAATTGATATCGCAAGTCTATTCTTTCAAATTCCAGTATGGATTAATCCTCCTGCTCAAGTGACTAGACAAAATGTTATTAAGAATATTATACACAATATCTATAACTATACTGACTTAGATTCATTAGATTATGACCCAGATGCATTTGAATTCTTCAGAGACTTAACACGTGAAACTAGTGTTATTGTTACTCCAGGAAATTATGCTATCAATGTGACTGAACAAGACGGTGACATATTAGCTAAAGTGTATGAGAATGGAAACTGGGATAATGATACAACATGGGATACAGTGTTAGAAAATTATGGAACATTAGATGACGGCGTTTCACGTATGCGATTGAAATATCACGGAGAAGTAGAGGACTTAAATGCTGATGTAATAGCTACTGTAACACGCACAGACGACCCTACAACGCTTCTACTGAACATAGACAACGATACACTACCAACTAACACAGTAAACAGCATAATTAAAGTAATTAATCCAGATAAGTCTAAGCCAGGATTTAACGGACTAGATGTTGCTACTATAGGACAGAGATACTTATGTTTAGGAGATGCGACCAGTGAATCAGATTGGGGAATCAATATATCAGAAAACGATATCATTGAATACAATGGCTCAGAATGGGTTGTAAGTTTCGATGCAAGTGAATATGATTTAAGAGCATATGTTACAAATGCATATACACAACAACAATTTAAATTTGACAACGGTGTATGGAATGATACATATCAAGGTATATACGATTCTGGCTACTGGAGACTAGAACTAATACAAGAGGCTGATTAATGCTTAAAGCAGCAGGTGGTTGCATTGTAGCCAAAGATACTAAAAGAATTCTATTACAACAACGTTCTTCTAAAAGTTCATATCCAAGACATTGGGGATTTTGGGGAGGTAAAGTTGAGGAAGATGAAAATGTTTCACAAGCATTACTACGTGAACTACGTGAAGAAATAGGATTGAGTATAGAAGAACAAATAGTAAAAATATATCCATTAGATCAATACCACTCCAGAGACAAGAAGTTTAGCTATTACACATTTGTTATAGTAATAGATAAAGAGTTTCTTCCTAAATTAAATATTGAAAGTGGGGGATATGCTTGGTTAGATAGTGAACACTTTCCTAAGCCAATGCATCCCGGTACCCGAGATACGTTATTCAAAAAGAAGAAATTAAAGCAGATTAAAAACATTATCCTATCATTATAAATACGGTAGAGAGATTTTAGGAGGCGAAATGTGTCTGACGGTATCATTGACTTTAAAAAGCAAAAGTTCATTCGGGACTGCAAAGAGTACCTGAAAACAGGTATAATTGCAGATAGCCTACGTATAGGTATCAATAACACTACTCCAGGACACTTAGAATATCTTAAGGCAGGATTAACATTAGACGAAAGAAAAGTAATTGATACTGCAATAGATAGAATTAAAAAGAAGTACACCCGTGACATAACAAATCATCGTCAAAAAATGAACATGGTTGCTATGGCGGCGTTAGAAAATCTAAACACAATAGACAAACGTTTTGAGATCAAAGAAGTGATGGAAAGATACAGAGAAAGTATCAATCCAGTCAAAGCATTGTATTATGATTTACAAGAGATCATGTTTTTATACGATGGCAAAACTAGAAAAGAACATCATAAATTCCTAGTAAAAAAGTTTAATACACATGCAAGTTTTGAAGAAATACTCCTAGCAGTAGACAGAGACATAGAAGACTTACGGTTATGTAAAGAACAATTGAGAAATGTTAGAGAAGAATATAGCTTACCAGGTTCAAGTGAATACAGTAGACGTGTTATAGATTTACATAACGAAATGGAGCAATGGAAGAAATTGTTTTCAAAGTTTCCAGATTGGATATCTGAAAACAGAACGGATGATACAAAGTCTTGGTTATCTAATACATTAAATAACTTTTTTAATAAAGATGAATAAAAAAAGGGAGCAATTAATGCTCCCTTTTCGTTAGTATGTAATAAGAATTACTTACCTACTTTTACTTCTACCATGCCATCTGCTGAATCTGAGATTGCGATACCAACGTATGCTGTCATACGTGGGTCTGCATCTTCGTTCATCCATACAGCCGCTAGACCTGCAATGTCTGAAGCAACAAGAATGTCGCCTTTTTTCACATCACCTTCAACACGTACTGGTACACGACCTTGTAGTGCGATGAATGGGTGAGTTGCGTCATCACCTGCTTCTGCGTTCATAGCTACAGCTGGTTTGTGTGAAACAACACCTGCTAGTTTACCTGAAGCATAACCTGCCGCTGCTGTAACTTCTGCGTCACCGCCGAAAGCCATTACTGTACCTTCTGCATATTCTGCGTCTGCTGCATAACGTTCTGCAAGGTCAGCATACTTAGCGTATGTTGCTGTACCGTTAAACGCTGTTGCTGTTACGTTTGCGAATGTTGGTGAATCAGTTGTGCGAACATGCTGATTCATTGTATCTGCATAACCGTTGTCTGTGAAACGTCCATCTAAGTCAACTGTCACTGAACCTGAGTTTTTAGTTAGTGTTAGAACACCATTTGAAGTGCTGAATGAAGCACCAGTTAGATACGTATTTGAGTTTGCATCTGATGTTGTAACTGCTGTTGTTGTGCCGTCACCTTTTGTAAAAGTGATTGTATCATTTGATACTGATGCGCCAACGAATGCGTCCATTGCCCACTTACGTGAGATTGAAACTGTTGAATCGTCACCTGGTGTATCTGAGATACCGCGCCATGTGTTAGCATCTGAAATTGATACTGATTCTGATGTACCGTCACCTTTATGGATTGTGATCGTATCGTTTGATACTGTTAGTGCATCTGTTGCTCTCATTGCTTGTGCTGATGTTTTATCAACTTTTGCAGCAATGTTAGCAGTTGTTGTAGATGCAAAGTTTGCATCGTCGCCCAGAGCCGCAGCTAGTTCGTTAAGTGTGTTTAACGTACCTGGAGCAGCATCTACTACTGCATTGATATGATTATCAATTTCTGTATCCACTTGAGTTTTTGTATAATAACGAGTATCGTGTGTGTGAGAATCGTTACCAATTGCAACTGATAGTGAAACATTTGCTGTACCGTCAATTGATACTGAACCTGATGCATCGCCACCAAGTGTAATAGTACGTGCTGTTTCCCATTTTGGTGCTGATGTGATATCAAAATCAAATTCATTTGACGAATCATCATATGTTACTGTGATACCTGATTCAGTGTTACCTGTAACCATTCCACCGATTAAGTCTTGTAACGTTTCTTTTGCTGATGTGCCAAGAGTTAGAGTAGAGTCAATTGATAGAGCACCACCAACAGTAATATCATCACTTGAACTGTTACCTAGTTGAACATCTTTTTTGAACTTAGTGTCTTTGTTAACAACTGTATCAAAGTCATCATCATTCGTGTCTGTTGCTTCACCGTCTGTTGTTGTAAGTTTTGCTGCTAGAATTGAAACGTTACGTTCAATATCAGCAATACGACGAAGGTTTGATTTTGAACCAGAGAATACGATATCGTCTGCGCCCGGCTCACCTGTGATTGGTTCCATTGAACCATCTTTACCAACTTTTAGTACAACGTCACGTTCATCTGTGATGCCTGTGAAATCGCTGTGATTGTTGTCTTTTTGTGATTGGATGTATTGACCCCATGATTGGATAACACCGCCAATTCTAAATTTTCTTGATGCCATTTTTCTCTCCTTAAATTGTGAGTTACTTAGTACGAGCTATACTCTATCTGAATGATATGTATGCAATAGCCGGGGGAATGGCTTCCCCCGACCTTGACTAAGTTAAGTTATTAACTGTAGATTACTGCTTCGATTTCATCGTTCTCCGCTAGAAGATCCGCATCGAAAGTAAGCGTACCGTTAGATGTATTAACAGTATATTCTGTTGGACGTAGTAGTTGTCTGTTTAGATATACTTGATAAATTTCTGTGCCTGCAACATTGAAACCTAGATCCGATGCTGAAATCGCACGTGATGAACCAGTGTTATTTGTTTCATCTGCTGCTGTTACAACATATACACCTGAATGCGTCATTGATAGTGCTGATTTAACTGCCGCTACCGCTCTTGCATCTGTAAAGTAAAGATTTGATGTACCTTCTGAAAGATCATCTGTATCTCTTGAAGCGATACTTAGATTTACACCAGTTGCATTAGCTACACGTGCATCTGCTCTTGCATCTGTAAAGTACAGATTTGTTGAGCCTTCAGTAATTTCATCAGTGTTATCTTTTCCAGCTACCGCTGTTGAGATTGCTGATGTGTATGCTGAAGTGATTGCAGTTTCACGTGTATCCGTATACGCTTTAGCGTCTACTTCTGCTTGGTCTGCGTATGCTTCATAAGCAGTTTCGATAGCTGCCTCACGTGTGTCTGTATACGCTTTAGCGTCTACTTCTGCTGTATCTGCGTATGCTTCGTATGCTGAAGTGATTGCAGTTTCACGTGTATCCGTATACGCTTTAGCGTCTACTTCTACTGTATCTGCATATGCTTCGTATGCAGTTGTGATAGCTGTTTCACGTGTGTCTGTATACGCTTTAGCGTCTACTTCTGCGGTATCTGCATATGATTGATATGCAGTTGTAATTGCAGTTTCACGTGTGTCTGTATATGCTTTCGCATCTACTTCTGCTTGGTCTGCGTATGCTTCGTATGCAGTTGTGATAGCTGTTGCACGTGATGCATCTTTTGCTTCTGCTGTTGCTTCTGCATCTGACTGTGCTGTATCTGCATATGTTTGGTATGCAGTTGTGATAGCTGTTTCACGTGTGTCTGTATACGCTTTAGCGTCTACTTCTGCTTGATCTGCATATGCGTTTGCCGCTGTTGCACGTGCTGCATCTTTTGCTTCTGCTGTTGCTTCTGCATCTGATTCTGCTTGGTCTGCATATGATTGATATGCAGTTGTAATTGCAGTTTCACGTGTATCAGTATATGCTCTCGCATCTGTTTCTGCTTGGTCTGCATATGATTGGTATGCTGAAGTGATTGCAGTTTCACGGTTATCTGTGTAGATTTTTGCATCTGCTTCTGCTGAATCTGCATATGCTTCTATAGCTGTTTGGCGTGCTGCCGTATAGAAACGATTCGCTGTGCCTTCTGATAGATCATCAGAATCATGGTTTGCGATTGATGAAACTGTACCAGTTACGTCACCTGTTAGATCACCGATGAATGTAGCCGCTTTAAAATCTTCTGCGCCTACTGACCAACGATTGTTTGTTTCGTCCCATAGTAACTGAACATTTAAGTCGTCACCACGTTCAACTTCAAGACCAGCATTTTGTGATGCGTTACCTAGAGCATTTGAATTTAGTAGAAGAATGTTATCTGCTAGTTCAATTGTTTCTGAGTTAACTGTTGTCACTGTGCCTGTTACTGTTAGTGAACCACCAACTGCAACATCGCCCGAGAAGTCACCTGTTGTTGCATCAACTGCTAGTGAACCACCTGAAAGTTGTGATGAAATTGTTGAGTCAACATATGTTTTGTTTGCAGCATCCGCACCGTCTACTGGAGCAGAAACTTCTTTGATACGATTTGAATTCATATCTAGGTGATCGCCAAACTGTAGATCGCCTGTTAGTGCATTCACTTCACCATTTACAGAAATACCTGCTGCTGATGAAAGTTGTAGAGAACCTGTACCGGTTGTTTCTACTTTTAGATTTTGGTTTGCATCAGTTGTAATGTTGATCGTACCCGCATTGTCTTCGATAACTTTCTTACCGTTAACATAAAGTGAGCCAGGACCAACGTATACGTCACGCCACATGTGAGTTAATGAACCTAAGTCATATGTGATGTTAGCTGATGGAATGATGTGACCTGTCATACCTAGGTCACCTGCGATTGTTACGTCATCTGAAAAAGATGCCGTTGATGTTACATCAAGTGTACCACCGATAGTCACGTTTGAAGTAAAGGAACCGGACGAAGCGTTCGATGCCGCACCTTCACGTGCTAGTGGAAAACCACCTGTTGTTGTACCGTCGTGTACGACAAGAGTTTTCTTGTCTGTATCAACTGTAACCTCACCCAGAAGACCTGTGAAAGAGTTATGTTGAGTAGTATTACCACGTCGGAATTGGATTGCATATGCAGCCATATTATATTCTCCCGTCTATAAAAATCGATTTGTTATAAACAATACTGGAATAGGGGATCAGCATCGTCTATCAGTATTTATCGTAAATACTGAAACAATTTAATTTATAGTTAATTATTGAAAGTTTATTATAGCATTAAATGACTACAACTTCAACTAGTTTTCTGCCTTCATCTAAATTAGTTTCAATTGCTTTTGCAAATACTGCACAGCCCATATCACGCTTACCAACTGATTTAGCAAAGCCCGGAGTTGATGAAGTTACAAGTAAATCACCTTTAGATACTGGACCAATAACTTGACATGGCACACGTCCTTTAAGAGCGATGTATGGATGTGTATCATCTGATCCTGCATCTGAATTCATTTTAAGAGCAGGCTTTCCAGATATAATACCAGCAACAGATACGTCTATTTCTTCTAAACATTCTGTTACTTCTTTATCTCCGCCAAACACTACTACTGTACCTACTGCTAGTTTTTTATCAGCTTCGTATCTTTCTGCAAGGTCAGCATATGTAGATTCAACTTCATGACCATAAATAGTACGCCACTGTTTTGTTGAACTACCAAGATCGTATGCATCATCAGTACCTACTAGAATTGATCCAGTCATTGTTCCGCCTGTTATTGATAAGTCATTATCTGCTACAGATCCTACAATCTGATAACCAACATGACGAACAAGAATAACTTGTCCTGATGGTGGAGTAGTTGTGAATGTAATTGTTGTACCACTTACTGTATAGTCAGATCCTGGCATTTGAGTAACACCGTTCATTGTTACGATCACTGCATCTGCATTACCTGGTGTTACACTCATAGTAAAAGCAGAATTCGTACCATCACCTGTTAATACATCTTTAGTAACTGCTGGAATATTTGAAATATTATCAAAATGCACATTTGCATCACCTGATACACCAAGGTCTGTTCTTAAAATATTAACACGTGTATCAGTTCTTGATTCTGTATAATAAAGATTTGTAGTACCTTCTGCTAAATCATCAGTAGTTGATGAAGCTAAACCTTGTGTTGATATAACACCAGTAGATGAATTATATGTTAAGTCACCTGATACTGAGATTGCTGATCTTGCTCTTGCATCTGTATAATATAAATTTGCACCTTCACTTAAATCTGTTGTTGATCTAATAGCAAAACCTGCTGCAACTCTTGCATCGACTCTAGATTGTGTATAATATAAGTTTGTACCTTCTGCTAAATCGTCTGTGTCATGATTTGCAATCGATGAAACAGTACCAGTTACATCACCAGTCACATCGCCCAAGAACGTGCCACTTGTGTATAAATCTTCAGCGCCTAACGACCAACGATCTAAATTTTCATCCCATACGAATTGTACATTTAATGCTGTACCACGTTCAATTTCTAAACCACCAGATTGTGTTGGGGATCCAGTTTCATTTGAATTTAATAGAAGAATATTATCAGCAAGATTTATTGTTTCAGTGTTGATTGTAGTTGTAGTACCTTGTACTGTTAGATCACCAGTTAGAACTAAGTCTGCAAATTCTACATCATCTGTTGTAGCTACAGATTGTCCTATAGCAATTTCACCATTAGTTACAGTTACACCAGTTCCACCAGAGATATGTGTTCTAACTTCAGCAGCACTTGGACCAGTATAAGAAATAACACCAGTTGATGAATCATATGATACAGAACCATCGCCGCCATTATCTGTTACTGATATTGATGCTCTTGCTCTTGTATCTGTATAATATAAATTTGTCGTGCCTTCTGCTAAATCATCTGTATCATTTGATGATAAGTCAAAGCCGCCAGTTGAGGTAGCGGAGATAGTAAGAGTATTTGCGTTATCATCATATGTTATGTTTGTGTTAGTACCAGCTACTAAAAGACTTGACACTCTATCATCTACACGCTCATCAGTATAGTATAAATTTGTACCTTCAGTGATTGCTGTAGTAGTTTGTGCAGGCATAGTGAAAGAAATGACACCGGTTGAATTGTCATAACTTAATGAACCTGTTGCACTAATTGCGCCTCTTGCTCTTGCATCTGTATAATATAGATTTGTCGATCCTTCAGAAAGGTTATCCGTATCTTTTGTTGCAAGTTGTGTATCAAAAGTAGTATTAAAATCAGCGGTTGAAAGTTTTGTAGCAATACTAGTAGTAATTGTTGTACTGAAATCTGCGTCATCA